CGCCGATGGCCTAGCATGTCCTCGCGGATTTCCTTTACGCCATCTTCCGACGTTTCTACCTTCAAGCCGATCTGAGGAGTGTCGGCAATCTCAATAATCTGGTCTGCCATAACATCAAGCCCGGCGTCCCTTGCCTTCGCGTATTGCGCGGCAAAACCGCACCTGTCGTCTCTTGCCCAACCCCTGACAACGCTTTCCTCTGGAATATGCGCACTCTTGCAAATGGCCCGCAAAGACTCCCCATTTGCAAGCCTTTCGCAAATCTCAATCGCCAATTCTGGATTATGCACAGTTGGCCTGCCTCGTCCTGCTCCCATAATCAATCCGCCACCTCAACAGAAACACTTTTCCACCCTGACGCCGTTTGCGCTCGCCGCTCATAATCCAGAATGCTGCGAACGGTGCGATACGGAATACCCATGATCTTCGATACCTCAATCGCCGGAACGCCTTCGTCCTCGTGCATTTCCCTGATTCTATCAACCACCGAATCAGGATATTTCGCATTCTGGTGGCTTTCTCCGATGCGAAGCCCGCGATCGTTTGTCGTCACCAGTTTGATTATCAGTCTGGTCAATCCGCACTTTCCGATTGTTTGTCGCATTGTCGCACACACAGAAGCGCCTTTTGTGTCGCCTGCTCACAAGCCATCCGCCAGGCCTCCGCGCGACTAACCTCACGCCCGCTGCAAAACTGGATGATCGCCGCGCGCTCTTCCAGCGCCTCGTGCTCGTCGTCAGTCATTCGGCTGCGCCCTGTCATGCTCGATCAGCATCGCCAGCAAGTGGCGAGCCTTTTCGAGATCCTCAATCCCGCCTTTGTCCTCCCAGCGGGACAAATGACTGGCCTTTTTCCACCATCAACGAATTAAGCAAAAGCTCATACCCTTCCTTCTGGAGAGACAAAGGCATGATCGCGATGCGCAACCTGTCAATCTCTTCTTCAACAAACTTGATCTCTGATTCCGTTTTTTTCATTTGCTCCTCCTCTCGTTGATCCACTTCCGCACCGATTCCGGCGACTGATCGAACACCTGCCGCGCCGCAGATACGCCCATAACGCGCTTCCAGTGCGTCAAACACGTCCGGCAATATTCCGGGCTGTGTTCCATCTTTTTGAGCCATTCCGCCGCCTCTGTGACGGTCGGCGGGCGAACATCAGGCCCCTGTTGTGATCGGCTCAAATTTTTCTTCAAACTCTGTGCGCTCGCGGACGTAAATCTCATGACCGTTGTCGTCCGGGCAGTAAATCGCCACCGATCGGTTGACGTTGTCCGTGCAGTCAGTTCCGGCCGCCAGCCAGCGGTAAATCTTCCCGGTTTTCTTGTTTCTATATTTCATTGCTTCCCTCTCCCCATCTGCTCTTGCGCAATCCGTTCGGCTTCTTCCCGGCTCATTTCCCGCCCGGAGCCAAACTGGATTACGGCTGCGCGTTCCTCGAACGCCTCTTCCATGTCCTCTGCACACTGCTGGCAGGTTATGGCTCGTTTGTCCATCCAAGAATGGGTCTTCCCGCACTTGTGGCAATCGCTCATGTATCCGCCTGGCGCATACCCCCATTTTCTGAGGCGGGCCATCGTATCGGTTGGCAATGGATCAGGCCGCATACCGCTCCCGGTCGGCTGCCAGCGACACCCACCGCAGCCCATCCCATCGCATCAACAGCTTTCCGGACTCGTCACACACGCCGTCTCTGACATGGATCGAAAGGATTTCGACGAGGCGTGCATCACCCTCATTGGCGCCTGTGCGCAGCAGGTTGAGCGCTGTTTGCGACTTCGGCTTCTTCGCCCACAGCAGCGGGTCAAGCTCCTCATCGATCTTCATGCCGCGCTCTTTCCGGCCAGCACCAGCTTGAGCTTGGCGACGTTCCTCCGCACCCTATCCCGGTCCTCGGGCGCCATGTCGGAGAGCTGCAGCGGCTTGCCCTCGAACAACGCGGCGCCGATCGGACCGGGGTCCTTCGGATCAGGGAGCAGACCGGCCGCTTGTTGCTGCGTCAGCAGGCCGGCACGCGCTGCCCGGTCAAGCGCTGCCGATCTCCGTTGCGGATCGCTACCCAGGCTTGGGAACCACCGCGGCGGATCTGCTCGCTCACGCAAAATCCTGTCGTAAGCGTCACGAAACGCCATCCTCGCCCCTACCTCGTCGCCGACATCCAGGACGGGCTGCGCAATGCCAGCGGCCTCGGCGATTTGCTCTGTCCAGACCACCGTATCCGACTCGTCGAGGGAGGCGAGAACCAACCCCCACGCTTCGTTGGCTGACGGATGTCCGCCTGCCGTTGCAATCCGATCGATCACATCCGCAACCGTCAGCCGACCGCGCAGCTCGCGCCGACACCGGGTCAGCGCTGCCAAAACCTGATCGTCGGAGAATCCGGACAGGTCGGCCTCGAACACCAACAGGGCCGCCTCGCTCAACTCGGTGCCGGTCAACTCGGCTGTTGCCGCGATCGCCTTCAAAACCTCAACGCCCTGCCTCATGCCTCCGCTCCTCTCGCCGCCAGAATCCGATCTACCGTGTTGCGCATCGTCCCCGTCCGTTCCTGCTGCCGCGCTGTGACGCCCGTCACCTGCCGCTGCGTCGCCCACTCCGTACGGAGCTTCTCAGCATCAGCCAGCATCGGCCCCACGTCGTGGCATTTCCGGGCGTAGAAGGCGTCGGCGTGGCCGAGGTAGTACCGGGCAACCCCTGGCGATTCATCGGCACCAATGCGCCGGGTGAAGCTCTTGATCGCCGCGTTGGTCTTGGCGTTTCTGACGGGGGCAGTACCGTACCGCTGCTGGTAGGCGTCGCTGTAGGCGGCCCAGGTGGCGCGGAAGGCGGCCTGCTCGGCAGAGAGCGCCGCTGACGGCCTACGCTCTGGCGGCAAAAAATCAACATCGATGGCAGGAACGATTTCGGCGGCTGGCGTCGGCGAAGCCGGGGCCAAAGCGTCGGCGATTGGCGTGGCGATTTTTTCCGGTCGGCGGGAAGGTTTTGACTCTGCGCTTGTCGACGGAGACGGAGACGGAGACGGAGACGGAGACGGAGACGGAGACGGAGACGGAGACGGAGACGGAGACGGAGACGGAGCATTGCTAGTTTCTGCTACGCGCATGCTAGTAGCAGTGCTAGTAGCAGAAGATTCAGATGCTACGATCTTCACACCTAGCTTTGCAGCATGCTCCGGCATCATTTTGGCGGCCTCTGCGCGGCCGTGATGTCGAACCATAGCATTCCATTTCGCCTTGTCGGCTCGGGCATCGGCGCCGAACGCCCACGGATTGTGGTCTTCCCAATCGTGCATCGCATAGGACCCCTCTCCGCCCTCAAGGAATCCGACCTCTACCAGGCATTTGACAAAGGCGCCTTCCTCTCCTGGCCAGTCGACGCACAGCTCGATATCCTCACCAGACAACGAAGAAAGGTCTCCGTCCGACCTGTTCGAGGCAACCCATGCCATCAGGCACACCAACCTCCAGGCCGCGTCTGTCCCAAGGCGGCGTATCAGCTTCTTGGTCTTCGGGTGCGCCGGCATCCCGACGTTGATCCGCACGTCGACGGTCATGGTTTGCACTCCGCGATCGCCGCCCATTCGTAGCGCGCGGCCTCTCCTGCCCCGGATTCTACCAACAAGGCCACCTTTGAAAGTTGCGCCGGAATACTCGACGCCCGGAGAGGCTGCTTCATGTCATTACCTTTTCTCGAGGGAAAGCTCAGACGCCATCCGATCGGCGCCAGCGCGGATGATCTCGGCGAGCTGGTTGCCGTTGATATCGAAAGCCGGATCCCGGAGCATTCCGGGAAGCTCGTTGATCTTGGTCAGGAAATGCTCAGGGTCGAGCGGCCGGGCCATCTCGCCGCCGTGAGGGTCGACGACAAGCAGCCAGCGGCGTCTGGCAAAGCTCGGGACGGGGGCATCCAGGCGCGCCTGCAGGGCGTCGTAGCGGCCGGTCTTGCGGATGGCCGGCAGGATGACTTCCATCACCTCCTGCTCGAAGGCTTGCGCCTCTGGATTGCGCGACTTGACGATCAGGCGGTAGAGGTTGCCTTCGTTGATGAAGGTCATTTCCTGATTGCCAGATTTGGTGGGGGTGTACCGTTTTGTTACGCCCTGATCGCGGCAGTGCAGGTCTATCGAGCGGCGCGAATTTCGATAGCCAAGAACGGCGCACACATCGGCAGCGCAGAACCAAGGCTCGCCGGCATCGTCGGCGAAGGCGCGAACATCGAGGGATTGGAAATTGAAAACGGCAGGCGCGAACGCGCCTGTAGCGGGGCTGGTCATGACGTACTCCTTGCTGAGTCTCGAAAGACCTCGCGGAGCCGTCATCACACAGCGCCGAGAGGCGGGCGGGAGGGTGATGACCGAAGCAAGTCGGCGCGCTTCTTTAGCCTTTCGGCCTTTTGTACCCGCGCACTCCCGCCCATTGAAACAGGGCGCAAAAAAACCGCAGGACTGACGGGTGCGGATACCGCTTGCTTCGGAGTCATCACACTCCTTGCGCGAATCTTCGCCCGTTGCCGGCAGCGTGTCAAGAGCGCCCCGCATCACGCACGCCCCTCCACGATCGCCGCCGCCTCTTCGTAGCACGTCGCCACGCCGGCCAGCCCTCCAGCCCGCTTCACCTGCTCCAGGTATGCCCGCTGCTCGTCCGTGAGGTTGTTTCTCGTCGTGGGCCTCTTGACCTCGATCGCAATGACCTTGCCCGACGTGCTGAACCCGTCCAGATCGACGCGCCCCTTGGCGCACGACCGCATGAACCGTGATGGCTTTCCGTCCTTGCCGAACAGCCGCCCCGCCATCACGTTGATGCGCTCGATACGCGCGACAAGCGGGTGCAGCAGCAGCCCGTCAAGGATCTGGCGCTGAATGTCCCGCTCAGGGATAGACGGCTTCTTGCATGTGCCGGCACGGCGCCTGCGCGGCTGCTCAGGCGCTTCAAACAGCGCGGGCTGTGTCGATGCCTTGGACGCGAAGTCCGTCCATTTCTTGCGCGCTGCGGTCATTTCAAGCTGGCCCCAGCGCCGCGCTCAGTGGTTGTTTCCGGTTTGGAAATAGCCACGCACTCCGGGCACCGCCAACCACCGCCGGAAACTCTTTTTCGGCCGGCAGTCCCCTTGTTCCACGCCCGCTTACAGACCGCACACTTGTAGCCGTGCGCGGTAATCGGGATGTCGCGCAAATCGGCAGCGGTGCGCTCTCGATAGCCTTCGACGGTCAGCGGGTGCGTTCCGATGGTCATTGTTCCTCGTCCCACCCATTGCGTTGCAATGCCCTCAATCCGTCGGCATACGTGTATTCGGGGCGCGAGAAGTTGACTCCCCGCTTTTTCCTGAGCGACTCGATGTACACATCAATCTCGTCACGCGGCAAACCCTTGAGAACGTCCCTGTGCACGTCCGGCAGCGGAAACGGCAGCGCCCGGAATCCGGCCGCGCAGTAGTCGATTCGAGCGTAGTCGTCGCTGGCGTGCAGTCGGGTGACGGCGTAGCCCCGTATCGAGTCAGCCTCGCCGGTGGCGCGAATCTGGCGCAGGCACTTGCGCATGGGCAAGAGCCATGCTCGCGCTTGGCGGCGGGTGATCCTCTTCACATTCCGTCCTTGTGCCTTGCAAAAGCTTTGCTCTCTCGGCGCGCGATTGCCGAGCCTATCGCCATAATTGCGTATTCGAACTTCTGAACACCTGTCAGCAGTCGCAGTTGCTTGCGGTACGTCCGCGTCTTGCGTTTGATCATTTCCCCGGCCCGAGGTAGATCGCCGAAGCGTCAAGCATGCGGTCAAGCTCGTCGCTGTATCCTGCGACGGCCGCCGTTATCGGCGCCATGATGCGCTCGACAATCTCGCGCGCAGCCTTGGCCGCCTGGTATTGCCGGTAGTTGGGCGCGGACTCAATCAGATATGCGCCGTCAGGGCGCCGTGTGCATTGCTCGCTCATCTGATCATGTGTCATTTGGCGAGCGTCCCTTCCACGCCACGGCGCATCCGCTCAATAGTCCTCTGCTGCAGCCAGTGCATAGCCTCCTCGATGTGGGTAAGGGCGCAGGCGTTGGCTTTGCACGAGTACTGACCCTTTTGAAAGCTGCGAAGCCGGTCGGCGACGATGGCTAGCAGCGCCTCGTGTGTAACCCCATTCACGCCATTTCCGTCTACGCTGATCGGGCCGTTTTGAAACAAAATTACCTGCTTGGAAAACGACGCACGATACCCGTGCGCGTCTGCAACGCTGGCGTTTCCATGCGTATCAAAACCAGTTATTGAATACCTGTGATTTGCTCCTCCGGAGCCGGGTTCATCTTCTGCGGCAATGACCAGCAGATCATTCGCCGGATTAACCTGATGGT